GTCTTGGGCACAACTCCAGAGACAGTTGCAGCACCAGAAGTTGAGGCATCGGCTGTTGAAGCTGCTCGCCCAACTGTTGCTGTTACTAACATCCGTCCTCGCCTAAAGCCACTTACATCAGGTGAGTATCTAGAGGCGAACATCAAGGCAGCAATGGGAGATGACGCAGCTCGTCAGCTCGTTCTTGCTACAGATGACACATCAACAAACACAGGTCTAACTCTTCCACAACACATGAACGAGTTTGTAACAACATCTATTGACGGACGCCCAGCAGTGGACGCGATCTCAAAGGGTGTTCTACCAGCTTCAGGAATGTCATTCACAATTCCTAAGCTTTCAACAGCACCAACAATCGATTCAGATTCAACAGAGGGCGAAGCTCTTGGCGGAACTGAAATGGCTTCTTCTTACATCACAGTAAATGTTAAGAAAGCGGCGGGGCTCCAAACGATTTCGTGGGAACTCCTCGACCGCAGTCAGCCCAGCTTTTATGATGAATTGGTCAAGGAGTTGACCTACGCATACGCTAAGGCTACAGATCAGGCTACAACAGCAGCTTTTGTTGCATCAGGTACACAGGCTTCTACACAGGCTGCAACAATCGCAGGCCTAAAGGCTTACATTTCAAAGGAAGTTCCAGCAGCTTACGCAGCAGCAGGAAAGTTCGCTCGCAACCTTGTTATCAACACAGCATGGTGGGAGACAATCATGGCGGCAGATGACACAACTAACCGCCCATTGTTCATGGCTTCAAACCCACAGAACAACCCGGGAAACATCTCAGGTCAGTCAATCGTTGGAGATGTATTAGGACTCAACACATTTGTTGATCCACACATGTCAGTTACAACATTGATCGATGATTCAGCGTTCATCGTTGCTCCAGAATCATTCACATTCTACGAAGCACCAAAGACAACTCTGAATGTACAGGCTCTATCAAATGGTCGCTTGCAGGTGGCAGTTTACGGCTACTACGCAATCGCACCAAAGGTCGGTGGCGGAGTTCGCCGCTTTAACCTAACCTAAGAATAGGTAACTAAGTCGCTCTAGGGGGTAGTAGCCCTCTACCCCCTAGAGTCTTTAGAAAGGATCAGGATGTCACTTACAACAGTTTCAGAACTCCGCACCACACTCGGAGTCGGTTCGTTGTATCCTGATGCAACTTTGCAGGAAGTGTGTGACGCAGCAGATGCAGTTTTGCTTCCAATGTTATGGGGCAACATTCATTACAACATTGCTCATAGCAATACAACCACCACAGGCACTTTATATTTTGAGGAATTAGTTTCAGATATTTTTTATGTTGGCCAAACAGTTGTAATTGGTAACAATGGATCTAAGCACAACGGATCGAAAACTATTACAGAAGTAGGAGATTATTCGATTACCTATGCAGTAACTGGATCACCCGCAGCAGAAGTTAAAAATGCTGTTGAACCTTATGGATCAGTTACCGGCAGTACTACGACAGACTGGACAGCGGATTCAGCAGTCCAAAATGCAGCTTTAATGATATCTGTTGAAATCTGGCAAGCACGAACCGCTACCCTTTCAGGTTCTAATGCTGTCGATTTCCAGCCCTCACCTTACCGAATGAGCGCACAGCTTCTCGCTAAGGTCAGAGGATTGATAGCTCATTCGCTAAGCCCTAACTCTATGGTGGGATAATGCCACCAGTAGCCATAACGACACTTCGCACCACATTAGCAACCGCCCTAGTCGATAACGCTAAGTGGCAAACTTTCGCCTTTCCACCTGCAACTGTACTTGCTAACTCTGTGATCGTGTCACCAGATGATCCGTACCTGACACCTAACAATAATCAGCACATCACCATTAGCCCTACGGCTAACTTCAAGATTATTATGACTGTTCCCCTATTTGACAATGAGGGAAACCTTAACGGCATTGAGGATGTGGTTGTGAGCGTGTTTAACAAGCTCGCAGCATCTTCTTTGACCTATAATGTGAGCGCAATAAGCGCACCTAGTATTCTCAATGCTGCATCAGGCGATCTGCTCAGTTGCGAGATGTCCGTATCAATCCTTACGAGTTGGAGCTAAAATGTCCGAGTGGGAAAAAGAGAATGAAGCCTTCCTGATCAAGATCGGGCAGGTAGCACCATCATCACCTAAGCCAGTAATTAAGAAAGAAGAGGAATAATCTCATGGCTGTATTTCTAAATAACAATGTGGGCGTGAAGATTAACTCTGTTGATCTTTCAGACCATGTAACAGCAGTAACAATTAACCGCGCATTTGATGAGCTAGAAGTGACCGCTATGGGTGACTCATCACACAAGTTCGTCAAGGGACTAGAGTCATCAACAGTGACAATCGACTTCCTAAACGACACAGCATCAGCAAATGTATTGGCAACACTACAGGCAGCATGGGGAACTACAGTCACAGCTGTATTTCTACAGACAAAGGGAACAGCAGTCTCAGCGACTAACCCTCTTTATACTGTCTCATTGCTAGTCAATAACACAACAGACATCAATGGTGCTGTTGGCGACATTGGCACTCAGTCAATCACATTCACTGCTAACTCAACTGTTGCAGTAGCCACTACAGGCACATTCTAAAACTAAACTAAAGGGGCAAACTCATGGCAAAACTGAAGATAGTTCGTAACGATGGAAGCGTACTAGAAGGCGAAATCACCCCAGCGGTGGAATACGCATTTGAGCAGTACGCTAAAAAGGGCTTCCACAAGGCGTTCCGCGATGAAGAAAAACAGAGCGATGTCTACTGGTTAGCATGGGAAGTAACACGCAGGTCAGGTGAGTCTGTTAAGCCTTTCGGGATGGATTTCATTGAGACACTTAAAAGTGTCGAGGTGCTTGACTCCGACCCTTTAGCTTAAAGCGCGATCTTCCGTTCACCTACTTGATTGCTCGATTGAGCATCAGGTTGGGGATCGCGCCACAGCAGTTATTGGATTTAGATAAGACAATGCTCGATGCACTTGTGCAAGGGCTAAAGGATGAAGCGAAAGAGGTGAGCGATGCCAACCGAGGTAGTAGGCGCGGTCGAGCTTCGTAAAGCCCTCAATCAATACGCACCTGATTTAGCAAAAGAATTAACAAAGGAATTAGGAGCTATCTTAAAACCTATTGTTAATGAGGCTAGGTCTTATGTGCCTATCGCATCTCCCATGTCTGGTTGGGCTAAGCGTGAAACATCTAGGGGCGCAAGGTTTCCCAAGTATGATGCTCTGGAAATTCGTAAAGGCATTATCTACAAGACAACACCATCCAAGCCAAATGCAGCAGGTTTTGTTAATACTGTGCGTATTCAGAATAAGTCTATGATCGGTGCAATCTATGAGACTGCTGGTCGTAAGAATGGGCAAGGTCAGGATTGGGTCGGTCCTAAAGCTGGTGGAGCATCTAAAGGCGTATCTCGATCTAATAATCCTTATGCTGGCAATCAGTTTATTTCTAACTTGGGTCAGTTATACGGATCAAGCCGTCGAGGCGATCATCGCATGATGGGACGCTTAATCTTTAGGGCTTGGGCTAAGACTCAGGGTCGTGCTAATGCCTCTGTGTTTAAAGCTATTGAAAACACCACAACTAAGTTTAATCGTCGGACAGCGATGGTAGATGTAAGGAGAGCCGCATGAGTAATGTGAACATTAACATCGCCGCCGAGTTCAAGGGCAAGAAGGCGTTCAAAGAAGCCCAAACATCAACCGACAAACTGACCAAGAATGTCAAGGGACTTGCTAAAAGTCTATTAGCCGTTTATAGCGTGCAGAAGCTTTATTCATTCAGTAAGGCTTCTGTTAAGGCTTTTGCAGAAGATGACAAGGCAGCTAAGGCATTAGGTACTACGCTTAAAAATCTAGGACTTGCCTATGGATCAAATGTAGGCACAGTCAATGGCTTTATTTCTCGCCTAGAGCAACAGACAGGCGTGCTTGATGACGAGCTACGCCCAGCGATGGATCGTCTGCTACGCGCTACAGGTGATGTCACCAAGTCTCAGGAGTTACTAGGCTTAGCCTTAGACATTAGTGCGGGTACAGGCAAAAGCCTTACTCAGGTATCACAAAGCTTACAGAAAGCGTATCTAGGACAGACTCAGGCACTAGGTCGCTTAGGTGTCGGACTTACAAAAGCAGAATTGACATCCTCATCATTTGAGGAAATCCAAACAAGATTAGCAACACTCTTTGCAGGTCAGGCAGCAGCGGCAGCCGATACCTATGCGGGTTCACTTGCTAAATTAACTGTTGCAGGTAATAACGCCAAAGAAACAATTGGCGAGGGCTTAGTCGATGCAATAAAGACTGCATCTGGCTCTAACACAATTGACCCTCTTATCAAGGGCATTGATCGTATTGCTAACGCTATTGCTGGACTCGCTCGTGAAACAGGCGAGTTCATCGCCATTACTAAGTCACTCTTTGATCCAAAAAATTTCTTCTTTAACAACTTTGACCCTAATGCCTTTAAGGGCATGGGCAACATCTCGCTCACAGTATCCTCACAAGATACTCAGCGTGCAGATGCAATAGCCAAGAAAAACCAAGCACAGATTACAAAGCTGACTAAAGAGCAAGCCGCAGCACAGGCAAAGATACTTAAAGACAAGAAGTTACAAGCTGCCATCGACAAGGCTAACCTTGCTCTTAATAAGGGTGAAGAAGTCTTTGACATGGACAAAATACAGATTGCAGCAGCTCTTACAAATCAAGCTGAGCAATTAGGCAAGGCAACCTCATCGGCTCAATTGCTACAGATTGCCAACGACACAGCACGCCTTAATGTCAAGAAATCGATCCTTGACCTTGAAGATGCAATTGCCGCTAAAGATGAAGCGGCTATCTCCGCGGCAACAGCTAAACTTAATGCTGACCTCAAAGTCTTAGGTGCTTTAGGTATGCAAAATGTAAAACTTCAAGACATCAAATCAATCCTTGATAGTCTAACGCCTAAAGATTTAATCAATCTGCAAAACCTCAAAGATGCTATTGCTTTGCTTGGTCAAATTAAAATCCCTAGCATGGCGGCAACAGTTGCACCTAGTGGATCATCCGTTGCTAAGGCTCTGGAGAGTTTTAAAGGTACTGCCGCAAGTGCATTTAATGCTCTTACTTCTGCTCAACAAGAAACATTGGGTGGTTATAAGCCTTTTGTTGGTGCATCCATTCCAACTACTGTCACGGACTTTGGTGGTTCAGGTGCGGGATTAGGAAACAACGGATCAGGCAATCAACTGCCAGCAGGGGTTACAATTAATGTGAACACAGGCATTGGCGATCCTAACGCAATCGCTGAGGCTATTGATAATGTCCTAACCGAGGCAGTAAGCCGAGGCACATTGAGAGGCTTAATGATCGCATGACATGGTTACCAGAATGGAGGGTCACAGTAGGTGATGATGTCTATACGACTGTTACCTCTGTTTCCTTTGCATCTGGTCGCCTAGACATTGATCGCCAATGCACAGCAGGTTACTGCCAAGTAGAGATAGTCAATACAACAGGTGCAGATTTCACCATCAATGTGACCGAACCAATTACCCTAGAGCTTAAAAACTCAGGTGGCACTTATGTCACAGTATTTGGCGGTGAAGTATCAGACTTTAACATTGGAGTACGCAGCCCTGAAGAAACAGGCTACATAACTACAGGCAAGATTTTAGGCATTGGTGCATTAGCCAAGCTAGTCAAGGCTGTCTATAACACAGCCCTAGCAGAGGGTTTAGATGGAGCGCAAATAAGCGCAATCTTAGGTGGGGCTCTTAACCTGTCATGGGCAGAAGTTACGCCTACTGTGACATGGGACACATACCCAGCAACAACTACATGGAATGAAGCTGAGACTTACATCGGCACAATTGATACAGGCTTTTACACCATGATTAGTCAGGCTGCATCGGCTACGGCTAAGAGTCAGACCCTTGCAGATCAAATTGCTACTAGCGCATTAGGACAATTATACGAGGAAAAGGATGGAGATGTTTCTTATGATGATGCCGACCACCGATCTAACACCCTCTCAACAAATGGCTACACTTCACTTGATGGCGCTTATGCAACACCAACCTCTATCACAGCAACAACTCAGACTAGCCGCATCCGTAACAGCCTTATCTATCGTTACGCTACAGGATACGGATCAACCTATAGCACCTCTGACACCGACTCTATAGCCTCTTACGGACTCTTTGAGCGTTCCTTTGACTCTAACATCAAGAACCTTGCAGACATTACCGACATCGCCAATAGAGAGCTTAATTTAAGGCGTGTTCCTAAAGCCTCATTAGGTGCGATTACCTTCCGCTTGGACAATCCAGAGATGCCTAATGCTATGAGGGATAGTCTTATCGGGGCTTATTTCGGACAACCAATGCTTATTAGTAATTTACCTTCTAATGTGCTAGGTGGGACATTTGACGGCTTTGTGGAGAATGTCGCACTACGAGCTACTCCAAGTTTCACCGAAATCACCCTCTACATCTCAGCAACAGAGTTCTCACTCAGCACGACACAATGGGACACAGTTTTGCCTAGCAATATAACATGGGCAACCACAAATGCTACACTTATCTGGAACAACGCGACAGGAGTACTATCTTAAATGGCAACGAGTCCTAATTACGGGTGGCTAGAGCCCGACAATACCGATCTAGTTAAAAATGGTGCGCTTGCCATCCGTACGCTTGGGAACGCCATCGATACCACAATGGCAACAATGGTTCCCAAATCTTTGGTTGATGCTAAAGGTGATTTAATTGCTGCAACCGCTGCTGATACTGTTTCACGCCTTGCAGTCGGTACAAATGGGCAAGTCCTCACAGCTGACTCAACAGCTGCAACAGGGCTAAAGTGGGCAACAGCATCCAGTGGAACTTTTCCTGTCTTAACTGTATCAAAATACGGAAGCAACTTTTCAACCAGCTCATCAAGTTTTGTAGATATGACCGGTTACTCAATTACACGTACTCCTGTATCCGGTACAAATAACATTGAAATCAAATTAACTTTTACTACAACCGTTAGTCAAGGCTTAACAGCATCCATTAAACTTTTAGCAAACTCCACAAATCTTTTGGAAAATGCTATTTACATTCCTTATAACGGAGCGCAACCGACTTCATTTACTCTTGTCTGGTATGCGTCTAATGTGGCAGCTTCATCAACTGTCTTTAAGGCACAAATGAAAGTGGATGTTGGTACTTGCACAGTGTATGGTGTCAATTCAGGTTATAACAGCATCTATAGCACATTGGAGATCTACTAATGACAACACATCTTGAAATTGTAAAAGCATTAAATGATTTAGGCGCGAAAGAATGGACCTTATCAGGCGATGATATTGCCGATATTATTTGGCTTACAGATGATGTTAAAACAGAAGCCGAAATAAAGGCTGCACTTGGGCTGTGAAGGTAAAACTTTCTAAGGCTGCTATCCAGTTAAGGGAGCAGATCGATGACTCATTCCCAAACCGCTCTAGGCGTAGCGATGGATGGATCGCAGATGCAAGGCACTTGCGTGCTGGCAAGTCTGATCACATACCAGATGCTAATGGCTGGGTTCGTGCCATCGATGTATCGCGTGACCTTTTTGAGGGATCAGAACCAGACATTATGGGTGATCTTTGTGACCAGTTACGACTCGCTTGCAAGTCTAAGCAAGAAAAAAGAATTGCCTACATCATTTTTGAGGGTCGCATTTGTTCCCGCATCCTCAACTGGAAGTGGCGAACATACAAGGGCGCAAACAAACACACAAAGCACGCTCATTTCAGCTTTAAGAAAGAGGCTGACCTATTGGGTGAGTTTTATCAAGTATCTATGTTAGGCGGAGAATAATGAAGAACATCAAGCACCCTGTTTATCTAGCTGCTGGAGCGTTCCTTGCAGCTTGGGCATCTACTAACTTTGCGGCAGACTACCGCGCAATCCTCTGGGCTGTGCTATCTGGTGTGTTCGGTTACGCGAGTCCTAAAAAGTGACACAATCTGATTTCTTTACATTCTACCTTGCCACGCTTGGAGTCATTGGTGGATTAGCAGGGTATGTGATCACACATCTGCTGTCTGAAATCAAACGCCTTAATCAGCGTGTCGATGAAATCTATAACATCCTTCTAGAGCGATAATTTAGTCATGGCTAGAAAAGCAACTAAGGCACTAGAGGAGCAAGGCTACTCAAAGCTTGATGCTTACTGCATTGGGCTTTATGAGTATTTCTGCTCATTAAAGCGTGCTGGCTTTGCTGAGGACATAGCGATGTTTATGATCACAGAGCCACAGGCTTATCCTCATTGGATACTGCCTGACCCTATAGAGCCTGAGAAGTATGGCGATTACCAAGACGATGAGGATGACGATTAAGCGCATCGTTGTAGTGTCGGACTTACAAGTCCCCTACCATGACAGGGTTGCCACACGCAACCTTGCTTCATTCATTACCAAGTTTAAGCCAGATCAAGTAGTCACCATAGGCGATGAGATTGATCTACCACAGATAAGCAAGTGGGAGGAAGGTCGCATGGGCAGCTACGCCCAGACCCTAGACGATGATCGCAATCAGGCTGTGAACCTGCTCTGGGAGTTAGGTGTCACCGATTGCATCCGTAGCAACCACACAGACCGCCTTTACAACATCATCATGGCTAAAGTGCCAGCGTTCGGGGCTTTGCCAGAGCTACGCTTTGAGAAGTTTATGAAGTTCGATGAGTTAGGTATTACCTTCCATAAGAACCCTATGCCTATTGCACCCAACTGGATTGCAGTTCATGGAGATCACACACCCATAAAGCCACAAGGGGGCTTATCAGCCCTAGAAGCGGCTCGTAGGCATGGAAAGAATGTCATCTCAGGTCATACCCACAGAGCGGGTAGATCAGCCTTCTCAGAGGCTTCTGGCGGGCGTATAGGGCGCGTCTTTCATGGTGTCGAGGTGGGCAACCTTATGGACTTTAAGCAAGCTGCTTACACAAAGGGCGTTGCCAATTGGCAGCAAGCCTTTGCCATCATCTATGTCAATAAGGCTAAGGTTCAGGTCGATCTTATCCACATTGAGAAGGATGGCACATTCATTGTGTCTGGAAAGAGCTACGGCAGACCTAAATAATCGTTATCAATTCGTTACCAAAATGTGCTTGATTAGTCTGCCATCTATGCGACACTAATCCTGTAAGCCAGTCGAGGGCACTGGATACAGATAGGAAAACAAATGAGCTTTGAGATGCCAATCATTGTATTGCTTCTAGCAGCTAATGCTTTGTGGTACTTAGTCGGGTGGGCTAAGGGCTTTAACGAGGGCAAGCGTGAAGGCTTGGTCGTAGGCAAGACATTTCAGCGAGTGACAACAGATGCTCGCTAATGAAATCCTCTTATCAGCCACAGACACAATCTCTCAGCGTGGTCTACAGTATGGTCACCCTGCGGATAACCTGCAACACACAGCTATGCTCCTCTCAGCATACTTACAGACACCAATCCACGATTATCAAGTCGCAGGGATCATGGTGCTCGTTAAACTTGCAAGGACTAATCAGTCAGCCCAACAGATCGACACATGGATTGACCTCTGTTCCTATGGGGCAATCGCTGGACAACTAGCAACAGAGGAGAATGATCTCTATGTGTAATGAAGATTTGATTAAGTATTTAACTTTTATGAAGCAATCAGCATTTGAGTCTATGCAGCGAAACAAAGACATGTGCAGGGAAGATTTTTATCCTGTTGGTCAAATCGCAGCCATCGATCAAGTGCTCACTTTTATTCGTGTCAAGGAGTCAAAGAATGTTTAATTTAGCCGATTACGAGCCAGTAGAGGTGAGACTTGAAAAATTTATTAAGGATTATCCAGCGTTTCGCATTTCAACTGAGTTGGAAGTTGTCGAAGCTACTCGATACATTGTTAAAGCGTATTTATTTAAGGATGCTAGTGATAGCGTTGCGTGGGCAACAGGGTACGCTGAGGAAACAGTTACTAGCCGAGGGGTTAATCAGACTTCAGCATTGGAGAATTGTGAGACTTCGGCGATTGGCAGAGCACTTGCAAATGCAGGTTATGCTCCTAAAGGAAAGCGCCCAAGCCGAGAGGAAATGACAAAGGTTGTAGTTGCTAAGCCAGTTAAGCCAGTGGTACAAGATGTCGTACCAGATGATCAGGACTACTGGACAACACCTGTGGGCAAGTACAACAAGGTAGTGGATGCGCCTGTCACGCTTGAAAAGGCGATGGAGAACATCGCAGCTGTAATGGGTACAGGTGAAGCACAAGAAGCGCCATCATGCAAGCATGGACACATGACATGGCGTGAGGGTCAAAAGAATGGCAAGGCTTGGGGCGGTTACTTCTGCTCTGTAGTCAATCATCAAGGCGGCGAGCCTAAGTGCAACACGCTTTGGTACACACTTGGATCAGATGGAAAGTTCCAACCCCAGAAAGCGTGGGCATAATGTTTATCAAAGACATTAAACAATTATTTAAGTTTCATGACACTACTAGATTGCTTATTCATAGCATCCATGAACGACTTAATGTTCATAGGACAGACATTTACAGATTAGAGCAGAGGGTTGAAGAGTTGGAGAAAAAATGGGCTTTGTAGAATACTTTGATGAGACGACTGGCGAGTGGACTAACATCGAGGATGTGCCTATGTATGACACAGTAAATTGCCAGTTATGTAATGAACCTACAGAGGCATGGAACATTATTGCTAACATCGTTATTAAAGATAATGAAGTATCTGTTGGAACATGGCAGTGCCGCAAGTGCAAGGCAGTCAATGGATAAAGACGATCTTATTCATTATCTGTATTTGATCCTTATGTGCTTAGCTGCATGGGGTGGATACATCATGGGAGTTGCCAGTGGCAACCCAGCATAGAAAACATAGAGGCTTCCGAACAGAGCGCGTAGTTGCTGAGTACCTATCGACTCATTGGCAAGGCGCAACTGTTGGGAGAGGTAGCGGCAAAGACATTGTCAATGTGCCATTTGATGTTGAGGTTAAGGCTCGTGCTGGGTTTCAACCTCTGGCGTATCTGAGACAACTGAAAACTCGGACAGTCATTTCGGGGGAATTAGGCTTCGGAGTTATTAGGCTCAACGGACAAGGTGAAGATGCGCGTGAGTATGCCGCCATCATCCGTCTAGAGGATCTATTGCCGCTACTCGTACTTAAATACGGTCACATTACTAGCGAACCCACAGAAGCAGACATTGACCGCTGCACAGCCTGTGGGTCTTACATGATACAGAGGTGCCTAACATGCCAGCCTATGACTACAAATGCACACGATGCAATCTTAGTCAAGAGATCTATCACGGATGGCACGATCGACCAGTGATTCCATGCACCTACTGTAATGAGCCAATGACTAAAGTTATTGCAGCTACTCCAGCCGTATTTAAGGGCAAAGGCTTCTACTCAACGGATAAATAGTTATCCACAGAAGTTATCCACAGGAGGTAACTATGAAACGAAACACCGCTCTGACCAGCACTTTTACAAATGGATTTGACATCGATGGTACGCTAACGGCGCAGAGCCTCTCAAAGGCTCACCGCGGGCCCCTTAGGGCCGTAGCCCGCGGGGTGCTAGTAGCTATTGGGATAGCTCTGTGCATCGTGCCGAATGCAGGTAGCTCTAAATTAGTGCAACAAAAGAACTATGTTGATTATAAGACTTATTCTCTTTATCTATTAGATTTCAACTACAAGCAATACAACTGCTTAGATGCTCTCTATACTCATGAATCTAATTGGAGACCAGAAGCTGTTAATGGATCACACTATGGAATACCTCAAGGTAATAGCGAATGGCTTAAAGAGCAGGATGGTTGGACTCAGGTAGTATGGGGATTAGAGTATATAGGGCATAGATATGGTGAGCCATGTATTGCATTAGATCATTGGAGTAAATACGGATGGCATTAGACAAACTCAACAGCCGTAGATACAAAGCACAGCGAGAGCGTGTGTTTAATCGTGATGGTCGAGTATGCGCCAAGTGTGGAACAGATGAGGGTGAGATGCACATCGATCACATTATTCCGCGCAAGGTTGGAGGCGATCATTCAATGGATAACCTTCAGGTGTTGTGCAAGAGCTGCAATTTACGCAAAGGTGCCAAGAATGATGCCGTTTTTTTAGGGGCAGTGGCTACCCCCCCTGTCTTTTCTTCCGATCTCTCCCTGACACAGTCCGAGACGATGCTGGACAGTCCGTTTAAGATCCGACCCAGTGCGAGTTAATGCCAAATAAACCCAGAAAGTCCAAGACCCTTTATGGGGATTTAAGACCACGCCTGCACAGCCCCTTCTTAAAGGGCGAGTCTTTAGGCGGACAGGTTGCCGAGCTTGCAGAGCGTATAAATCAGCCTTTGCTTGAATGGCAAAAACTAATCCTTGATGACATGTGCAAAATTGATAAAAATCGGTTATTCATCCGCAAGACCAGCCTATTGCTCATAGCTAGGCAGTCAGGAAAAAGCCATCTAGCGCGTATGCGTTGTTTAGCAGGGCTATTTATGTTCGGTGAAAAGGACATTCTGATTATGTCCTCTAATCGAGCTATGGCGATGAAGTCTTTTAACATAATGGCAGACATCATTGAGCGTAATGACTGGATGAGAGCGCAGCTGAAGGACGGAGATCCTAAGAAGGGTATTCGTAGGACTAATGGCGATGAGCGCATCATTCTGGCATCTGGAGCGCAATTAGAAGTAGCCGCTGCAACATCCGACGGCGCAAGAGGCAGAACCGCAGATTTCCTTTGGATTGACGAATTACGCGAGGTGTCTGAAGCGGCTATGGACGCTGCTAAAAGCGTAACCCTTGCACGCTTGAATAGCCAGAGACTTTTTACTTCCAATGCTGGTGACCATTTCAGCACAGTGCTTAATTCGCTACACGAGTCCTGCAAAAATTACCCGCCTAAGAGTTTAGGTTATTACGAATACTCTGCCCCTGACTTCTGTGACATTTGGGATCGTAAGGCTTGGGCTATGGCTAATCCTTCGCTCGGTTATCTCATCACTGAAGCTGCTATAGAGGAAACCATTGCTTCATCGACTCCAGATGCAGCACGCACAGAGACACTTTGTCAATGGATCTCGGCTCTTAATTGTCCGTTCAGCACTGAAGTTCTGGAAAACAGTTCAGACTCACAGCTTGAAATGACAGTGGGTGCGTATACAATCTTTGGCTTCGATGTAAGTCCGAGTCGGAAAAACGGCTCGCTCACAGCAGGTCAATTGTTGCCCGACGGCAGGATCGGCATTGGGATCTTAGAGACTTTCAGTTCACAGGTAGCCATTGATGAGTTAAAGATGGCTGCTGCAATCAAAGCATGGGTTGATCTCTATAAGCCTAGAATTGTCTGCTATGACAAGTATGCAACCCAGACGATTGCAGATCGCTTGGCTAACTCTGGCGTAGTTGTCGAGGATGTCTCAGGTCAGCAATTCTACAAAGCCTGTGGAGACTTGCTCGAAGGTATGACTAACTTGCGAGTAGTTCACAATGGGCAGAAAGAGCTTATTGAGCAGTTCCAGAATACAGCGGCTAAAACTAATGACAGCGCGTGGCGCATCATCAAGCGCAAATCTTCTGGAGACATCTCAGCACCTATTGGTTTAGCGATGGTAGTTTCCAAGTTAATGATCCCTCAGCCTAAGCCGCAGATTTACACTTAGACACGCCGACGGCATATTGTCTAATTGCTTGACAAATGCTACACTTTCTGTCTATGGGTCTATTTACGCGTAAAGAATCAAACACATCTAAGAGTGATCTATTGGCGCAATACGCCCCTCAAGTTTTAAGCAATAACTACACATACATCCTCAGTCCTACTATCGATCGAGCTTCTGCTCTCGAAGTACCTTCTGTCGTTCGTGCCCGCAATTTAATCTGTGGCACTATCGCAGCAATGCCATTAGAGCTTTACCGCAAATCAACTGGCGAAGAATTGGGCAAACCAGTTTGGATGGATCAACCATCAGCAAATCAACCTCGTGCGATTACTATCAGTTACACAGTTGATTCATTACTATTTTATGGATGGGCTCTTTGGAAGATTACATCTCGGTATGCAGAAGACGGACGCCCTGCATCTTTCGAGTGGATTCCAAATTCTAGAGTTACACCACAATACGAAGGCTATAACAATAACTATATCTCTGGCTACGATATTGATGGTGTATTTCATTCAAACGATGATGTAGTCACATTCCAATCACTCAATGATGGAATATTAACAACAGGTGCTCGCGTATTGCGTGGTGCACTTGACTTAGAGATTGCTTCTACTTTGGCAGCATCTACTCCAATGCCTAGCGGATACATTAAAAACACAGGAGCAGATCTAGATCCTAAAGAAGTTCAAGGACTTCTAGCAGCTTGGAAGTCTGCTCGCCAAAATCGTTCAACTGCTTATTTAACTTCTACTTTGGAATACTCTCCAACATCATTCACACCTAAAGACATGATGTACAACGAGGCGAAACAAGATTATGCAACACAGATTGCGCGTCTATGCAATGTCGATGCTTTTTATCTTTCAGCAGATGCTAATAACTCAATGACTTACAGCAACCTGCTTGATTCTCGTAAGCAATTTGTTTCATTGACTTTGCAACCTTTTATTACCGCCATTGAAGATCGTCTCTCAATGAACGATGTAACAGCAAATGGCAACGAAGTTCGTTTTGATCTAGACAAATCATTCCTACGCGCTAACCCTATGGATGAGCTGCTAGTTATCGAGAAAATGCTTTCACTTGGTCTAATCACTTTAGAGCAAGCGATGGAAATGACAGACACAACACCTAACGGAAGTAATGGTCTATAATGGAAAATCAGATCCTAACCTTCTCAGCTGATCTAACAGCAAATGTTGAAGAGCGCATCATCTCAGGAAAGATTGTGCCAACAGGTACAGGTGAGATCGGCAATACTTCTGCAGGACGCGTAGTTTTCGAGTCAAACTCGATTCAGTTGCCAGAAGATCCAAAATCTATCAAGTTGCTCAATCAACACGACATGAAGCAACCACTAGGAAAAGCCACATCATTTACAGTTGATGAAAACGGCATCTACGCATCATTCAAGATTTCACGATCTAATCGTGGTACAGAAGCTTTAATCCTTGCTGAAGAAGGTTTGCAATCTGGACTTTCAGTGGGTGTTGAAGTAATTAAGGCAAAGTCAAAGGCTGGGGTCATGCATGTGTCCGCAGCCAAACTTTATGAAGTTTCATTGGTAACCGAGCCGGCTTTTAAGTCTGCACAGGTTCTCGATGTTGCGGCTGAGGAAACTCCTGAAGTCGTAGAAGAAATCCAACAAACAGAAAGCGAGACAGTCTTGGACACAACTCCAGAGACAGTTGCAGCACCAGAAGTTGAGGCATCGGCTGTTGAAGCTGCTCGCCCAACTGTTGCTGTTACTAATATCCGTCCTCGCCTAAAGCCACTTACATCAGGTGAGTATCTAGAGGCGAACATCAAGGCAGCAATGGGAGATGACGCAGCTCGTCAGCTCGTTCTTGCTACTGATGACACATCAACAAACACAGGTCTAACTCTTCCACAACACATGAACGAGTTTGTGACTACATCTATTGACGGACGCCCAGCAGTGGACGCAATTTCAAAGGGTGTTCTACCAGCATCAGGAATGTCTTTCACAATTCCTAAGCTTTCAACAGCACCAACAATCGATTCAGATTCAACAGAGGGCGAAGCTCTTGGTGGAACTGAAATGGCTTCTTCTTACATCACAGTAAATGTCAAGAAGGCAGCTGGTCTCCAGACAATTTCATGGGAGCTTCTAGATCGTTCATCACCTGCGTTCTACGATGAACTAATCAAGGAACTCAACTATGCATACGCTAAGGCAACAGATCAGGCTACAACAGCAGCATTTGTTGCATCAGGTACACAGGCTTCAACACAGGCAGCAACAATCGCTGGTCTAAAGGCTTACATCTCAAAGGAAGTTCCAGCAGCTTACGCAGCAGCAGGAAAGTTCGCTCGCAACCTTGTTATCAACACAGCATGGTGGGAAACAATCATGGCGGCAGATGACACAACTAATCGCCCATTGTTCATGGCTTCAAACCCACAGAACAACCCAGGAAACATCTCAGGACAGTCAATCGTTGGAGATGTACTAGGACTCAACACATTTGTTGACCCACACATGGCAGTTACAACATTGATCGATGATTCAGCGTTCATTGTTGCTCCAGAGTCATTTACATTCTACGAAGCACCAAAGACAACTCTGAATGTACAGGCTCTATCAAATGGTCGCTTGCAGGTGGCAGTTTACGGCTACTACGCAATCGCACCAAAGGTCGGTGGCG